TCTTCTTCATCCACTTACCATTTTTAAACTCTCCATCAACTGAATACATAGCATTGCTACTTACACTATGCTTTACTACATCCCAACCATTCCAAGATAAATCCTTACGTGATGAAACAATATCTTCCATTTGCTCTAAACTAGTTATAATCATTGTATTCTCCTATTGAGATGTAAAGATAACTCGCTTTATTCCTACCTGCTCAATAAGAGCAGCGCAGTTTGAACATGGCCTGCTATCCCTATCGTTACCATTCTTATTTATTCTTGCCACATAAATTATAGCCCCACGAACATTGTTGTAACCCGCTTCACGAATTGCAACTTCTTCTGCATGATATGAACATTCAGTCTTAATATGTTCTGGAGAAACCTTAGTTGGATTGTTTCTATTCTTATTCCATCCAGTTCCTAAAACCCTACCGCCCTTAACAACTACGGCTCCATGAGTATTTCTAGCAACTGATTTTGTTGCACAATATCTGGCAACACTAAGGTACGCGGTATCTCTTTTTGATAGAGATATCATATTAATACTTAAATATGCCAGTTTCTACTCCAGCAGAATCCATATAGTCAACTATGCTAGATGGCATTTCTTTTGGAGCAGAAAGAAAGGCAAAGTAATTAAACGATTGGGCATTTTCTATAATGTACGATGTTGGAACCTTGTAAAATTTTATTTTAATTCCACGCAACTTTAAACCCTTTTCTGACATATTACAAAACTCAGAAGTAAATGAGTTTACTAACGCTGGACCAGCAGAGTAAACGTTGAACTCATTATCGTCATCAATAGATGATAATGCTACTCCCATAGCACGCATAAATACGTTATAGTTTATGAAGTTTTTAGTTCCTTGCACTCCTACATTCATTGGTCCTCGCTTTCGCTTTTTTTTAATTGATCAAGCACACCCATTAAATTATTGAGTGACCTTGGTGAAAGATTCATAGTATCTATTTGTCTTGCAGTTGACCAATCTGGTTCTGTTATAACTTCGGATTCATAGAATACGTTGTCGTGTACCCAAAAAGCACGATCTCCATAGATCGCTGCACGAATTAATTGGTGTGATCCATCTTCTTCAACTGTCATATCATCATACTCATTTTCTGTAGAGAATTGTTTATTGCTTCTGATTATTATACATAACAATCCCGCAACTGTCAATACCCAAGGCAAAGTTAATATAAAACTTTCCATTACATCCTCCTTGGAGAAAAGTTTCCCATCCAAGTATTATCAATTGGCTGTTCTGCTTTTTCTTCTTTTTTGGGTTTTTTATTACTGTTAGATCCATTTATAATTTCTTTAAGTCCATTAATAGTATCTACATTTGTTATACCACTAGGTGTTTTGTATGCTATTGCTGCAATATCATAAGCAGAGTTTCTATCAGGATATGGCTCTGATGAAAAATCGTTTGATTTTTTTGACTCATGAACATTTGCATATAATGCTGCTAACTGTGCATTTGCAGCATCTCTCGTTGGATGAGTTCCTGCTACTCTTCCAGTCTGACTTTGAACAACTTCGTACTTTGATCCTGCTCTCTGTACATTCCAAGGCATTTGATCAACTCCTTTATATAATTATACAACTAATTGTCGGCAGGGTGGGGGTTGAACCCACGCATCTTCCGTATATAAGACGGACGCCTTTACCACTTGGCTACCTGCCGTTTATTTATTAAACATTAATGATTGCATATATGTTCCAAGTAATCATTATCAATAATGTTGCTAATGATATTACTTGAAAAGTTTGAATTGGATAGTTTCCATATTGTTGTGCTACTGATGTTAATAGTATGAGTAGGTTTACTGTAAATAATATCAATGTTGCAATTAAAAATAATATAATCATGTCATCATCCTTCTATTATAAAAGAAGTATACTACAGCATATTGAATGAGTCAAGGAAATCAGCAATATCATCAGGCATATCTTCTGGTTCCCACTTTTTATTGTCATCTTCATCTTGATTATGCTTTTTATTTATTGATTTCCAATCATGGATCTCAATCTCTTGATTAAGATTACGAGGAGTGTGGGCTATTGCATTGTATACCGCCCCTGTAACGGCATCTGATAGATCCTTAGAGCCTTTTCTAGGATGGTCAACTTTCCTATCGTTAATGATCTTTAACTCGCTCATTTCCTGTAAGAGAATATCTATGTGGGGCATCAGAACTCTGCTCTCGTAGTAAAGCATTGCAAGATCTTCATAGTGCTTTTTCCCCACAGAAAGAGTATCAGTCTTTATTCCCACAGACTTAAGTTCTTGTTGAATGTCAAATGATTGCCATCTGTCAAATGTCACAAGACCCAATTGAAAACCCTGTCTTCTAAAGTTAACAATCCAATCCTTTACTTCAGACAGGTTGACTGGACCCTCTTTCTTAGGTTCCCACCAAACAATTGCGTCAACAATAACGAACGGGTGAACTTGAGTATAATCGTTAAACGTTCTTATTTGAACCCACTTATCTACATGAGCAATAGCAACGGCACACTTATCGTGTTTTTGTGCAAGGTCAGCATGAAGGTAGTATCTTATATCTTCCTGTGGCTGCCACACTGGCTCAATCCTCTTGGATTGATCAATGGGATTGTGCAGGCACATTGCTCGCTCAAGTACGCTCTTGTCCTTGAAGAATGCGTCTGATGAGAACGATGGCATACAGGCAAAGCGTTGCATGGCATCTGCGTTGTCTGTCATGAATGCTATCTTGAAGTCTTCAATCCTTCTTGTTGGATTTGCATCCCAAGTTGTACGCTTAATTGCATACACCCCAGGATATTTATAGGATATTATATGATCTTCTGTCCACTCAATTGTAAACTGATTATCTATAGAATCGTGTGGAAGTTCTTCGTTGATGACGAAAGTGTGTGATTTATGCTCAACGTCTTTTTCAGCAACTACCTCGTCATATCTCTTGGAGATAAAATCTCCTGGATAGCGAGGGAATGAGAGAAGGATTACCTTGCCAAAGT